ATTGGTGTCGCTGGGTTACGACTAGGGAAGAAATCATCTAATATCGCATCTACTATACTTGTATTTGGATCACCATCAAATAATGTATCTAAATTATTGAGTAATGTCAATATACCCAAATTAAGTAATTGTCCACCTATACTTACATTATCAGGTAAATTATCAGGTTCTTGTACTGGCACATATGCAATTAAACCACTTGGATCACTAAATGGTCCTGTTGTTATATTATTTGTACCTCTTACTTTTACATATAAATCACCTTGATTTAATTGTCCATATTGAAATGTAACTGCTTGGTTTTCTGTAAATGTACTTCCATCTGTATTGCTTTGTGTACCTACTTTTACATATGTTCTATCATAATCATTAGGTACTGATGTGTCGTGTGTTACCCAGAACTCCATTTCATCAACAATACCACTGGGTACTACACTTCCTATTAAGATATGTGGGTTACTACCAGTGTCATTGTTTGTTACTGTTGGTTGATTGGGTTTACCAATACTACCTATACTCAATAATCCATCATCTGTTTCTACTTGGTATTCAGCAATATCATATGTATATACATCAGCATCATATTCAAGACATTTGAAATCTAAAACAATAGCACTATCTGTTTCTACTTCCTGTACATTTACTACACGAAATACTTTATTGGTATAATTGTATGCAGATGAACTAATATCAATTAAATCACCTGCTTTTACATTCATAAAACTATAGTCTGCTTTGAAACTAATAATCTTATCAACTCTTGATTGTTTTAGATCAATTAAACCAACTTTTAATGCTGTACTTTGTTTATTAGTAAATGGTAATACAGTGCTTAATGTATTATTTGGTTCATTGGCAAATAAATCTATTGCTGGTATGTCAATTTTAACGAAATCTGTTTTATCTAATATATCTGTGTTTTGATACTTTACTTCTGCACTATTATATAAACCAGTTAATGATGTACCTGATACTGATATTTCACCAATAATATTACTATCACTAAATGATGCTATTGATGCACCTGTTTGATTGATTATTACTACCCATTTACCTTGATGTATATCATAACTTAACCAAGAACTACAAGCCTTTGCTATGGCTTGCATATTATTCAATACATTTGTATTTGTATTAACTAATCCATTAATTCTTGTTTGTCCTACTTGTTGTGATCCTGCGGCATCTGTATATGTAAACCCATTCTGCACATAGGTATTAAGTTCTGTTAATCCAGTTATTTCAGATGAATCTATACCAGCACCATATGTTGTGTTAGTCATATAGTCGTTAAGTACATCACCTGGCATATTAGTACTATTTGTAATATGGAATGTACATTGTGGTAAACCAGTAACATTTTTAGATCTATTATAATTTACTTCTACAATAGCATATAATAAATTAGTCATTGGGTGATTAGTCCAATGTGTCATTAAAGTATTTGGTACTGGACCGCCATTTAATGGTGTATTTTCTTTATATAAATATACTTTAATTAAATCTTCAGGACTTGGATCTTCGTTGCCACTTCTATCAATTGTTTTATCAACCGTAAAACCATCTGCTTTGAATATTACTCTGTTATTATTGAAATATACATCATTAAATGTATATGTTGATGCAGTACCATCAATAGCATTACCTGTTAATTCAGATAATGTTAAACAATATCGCATTTGTTTATAATCAGCACTTAATGCTGCATCTGTTATATTACCACCAAAATATGCTTCACCATATAATACTGGTATTTTGTTTTCTGTACTTGGGTTAAGTTGTAATCTAACTCCTTCATCAATTGTTTCAGGTGATGATGTGTCATTTACATTATCACTTAATAATCTTGATGCATAACCTAATATTGCTGTTTTGGCAAGATTAGCACCAAATGTATTACCACCTAACCAACTAAATGCATTACTGAAAAAACTCATACTGGTGCCCCAAAGTTATAATTTGAACTGGCTAATGCTTGTACTCTATCCATACTATCTTCATTAGGAAAATCAACTGGATTAGTTCTTCTACCAGATACTTTCTTTGCTAGTACTTCTACTATACTATTACAGGTTAATGATATTGTATTTGTTGCTACTCTTGCACCTAAATCAACATCATCTGTTATTGCATAATTTGTTACTATTCCTTTGAATTTTAATACTGGGTTTTCTGGTAATGTAAGTAATACACCACTTGTATCAAATAATCCCCTGTATAATTCTAAACTACTTCCCTTTATTTCATTATCTAATATTTCACTTACTTTTGCTACTGGTATTCCTGATAATGTAATACTTAATTTAGAAGGGCTTGCTTTAAGTTCAGAAGTGATACCACTAACATTAAGTAAATTACCAATACTTGTATATGTATCCCCATTAAATGTAATAGGTGTATTATAATCAGATAATAATGCAGTTTGAAAATTAGGAATAACCCATTTCACGAATACTGCACTTTCAATTGCTGAATATGAACTTAAATCAATCATATTAAGTTCTCTTGAAACACAAATGCACCTGACCACTGTACTTGGTTTCTTTGAAATATAGTCCATTCAGGCATTGTTACACATATAACATCCCAAGTTTGTCCTGGTGTTAATGGACCTGTATTAATCCAATTAGTATAACCTGTATTACTAAATGCTACTGTTTCTACTGAAAATCTATTTGCTGTTTCTATTGCTTGAATATATGTTGAAACTTGATCCCAAGGCATACCATCGGGTAATTTAACTGTAAAAGAAGTACCAGCAGAACCTCTTGATGTTGCCCTTACTGTTCCATTTCTGGAAATAGTTTGTCCTACTACTTCTTTATTATTAACTGATATTGTTTCAGCATTATCAAATATCCATTGAAAACTCATATTCTAATCTCCTTACCCAAATGAAGGCAATGTATTCCTTCCTTGTTCTGTTACTGCATATAAGAATGCAGGATCTCTTGCAATCATTGCTTGGAAACTTGGTGCATCTACTGCTTGTATATTATATGTAACATTACCACCTGTTGGTTTACTTACATTTGCTGGACCTTGTACTAATTCAGGACCTGCTTCACCTACTACACCATATCGACCTTGTGGTATTACACCACCACCAGCAAACCAACCACTGAATAAACTACCACTACCTACACCTGATCCACCTAATATATTAGCGGCTAATTTTTTACTTTGTATTCTTAACATATCATCAATAACTGACGAAGCAAAATCTTTGAAGTTCATTTTACCTGTTTTAGCAAAGTTATAAATTGCATCTTCCATTGATTTCGCTACTGAATTAAATATTGTTTTTGCTTCATTAGCAGCATCAAATGCAGCATCTTTATATTCCTTAAATGCATCTTTCCAGGCTTCTGCAAATGTTTTTGCTTTTTCTTCTTGTTCATCTAATTCATCATTGACCATTGGTATAATACCAGCAAATTCAGCATATTCGTGATTAAGATTACTCATTGCTTTAGCATGTTCTTTATTTGTAATCATACCTTTCTTTAATGCATAGTTTAACTTCTCAACATTCCTATTATATTCAGCGGTTGCTGTTTTAAGTGGTAAGAAATTTTCTGTTGTTTGTCTTACTTCTTCATTATAATCTTGCCATTGACTAATATGTGCATCCATTAGTGTAGTATCTACTTTTGGTAATTCAGGTGCTGCTGGGGTAGTTGATGGTGTTGATGGCTTATCAGTAGCCGTTTTAGATAATTTATTTTTAGCATCAATTGCTTTTTGAACACGATTGGCGTATTCTTGTAGTGTCTCACCTTGTGTTGATAACATTGAATTAGTGCCTGTAAAGAAGTTTTTAATTACACCCCAGAAACCCTCTTTGCTTTTTTCAACTGCTTTTAATTTGTTTTCAACATCTTCTATTTCAATCCCAAATTGCTTTGCACCCCATGCCGCATGCTTAAATGCATCACCTATATTATATGCATAATATATTAATGTGGCCCAACCAGTTGACTTAGCCAATAACCATATATTTGTTTTTAATGATGAAAATACATCACCTAGATAATTAATATTTCCGCCCAACTTATTCCACATAACACTTTTAGACCATCCCGATAATATTTTAGTAAGTCCTCGTATTGCAAGAGTTATACTTGTAATAGCACCGATTTGAAATATTGCAGACCAATTAATTCCAGTTATGAACTGTACAAATGAAATTAAACCATCCCCTAAACTTTTAAATGAATCAGTTAATTCTTGTACCTGGTCCTTATCCTTTAACATTGCGGTTAATCTATCAGCAATGTCTGTGATTGCTTTGGCTAATTCACCACTTGCTATAGCAGCAATGGCTTTGAATTGATTTGCTACACGACCCCATGCATCTTCTGCTTGAGTTGCTTTTTTAATCGTATTGGCATCTAATACTAAACCTAAATCATGGGATTCTTGCCTCATGTCTTTAAGTCCATCTACTCCATCTGCTAACATATTAACCATGTTAGCACCTTCCATATCAAATGCCGCTACTGCTAATCTTAACTTTTCTTGTTCTGATG